TTATGACACTGCATTTGAAGCTCATGAGGCATATAAATTGGAGAAGAACAGTGCTTCAACCTGATTCGTCCTATGACGCGGGCGACCCAGATTGCCTGCCCAAAAGAGAGCCAGCACCGTTGCGCCCTGAGCCGGAAACGTTGACAGAAAAACTCACCCAGATTTTGGAATTCAGCCAAGCCGACATGGCCGACACAGCAGAACTCTTTTTGCGTAAACTCATAGACGAACTCAACCAACACCCTCAAAGGAACCAANATGGTCAAGAAACTGACAATCGCTGAGCCCGCGCTCAAAGAAAAGAAAANCGGCAAGGTAGACCCAGCCCCCAGCAAGGCATGGTCACACGAAGAGATNGAGGTGTCCAAGGACATCAAAGACGACAANGTCAAGCGCGGCTTTGTCACCAACACAGGCAAGTTTGTCGACCGCAAGAAGGCGGCCAAGATTGCCAAGAAGGCCGGAGAGATCAAAAAGCCTGTCAAGAAGCTGCATTCGCACGATTTGCGCGAAGGCGCAGGCATCAAAAAGAAAGTGATGAAATGAGAACTGGATCAATGTTTGCAAACTGCAAGCATAGGTATGTGGAGTACGAAAAAGAGGACAACGGATACTGGTTTCGTTGTGTGTATTGTGGAAANAAAGTCTTCGGACGACTAGGAGAGAAAGTTCAATGAACAACGCAGAGCAACTAAAAAAAGCGAGAGAGGTGTTTGAAAAGCACATGCTCATCAAAGGCCTTGATTTTGAGTGGGATGGCAAACGCTACACCCGGGTCAATGTGCAAACCAAGTGGAAATACTTCTACCTTGGATTCGTTTCAAACAACAAGGAATAAACATGTCAATCACAGTAGTAGCAGAGCGGGCAGTACCGCTGGACGTCATTCGCATTGACGGCGGCACACANTCGCGCACCAAGATCCANGAGGATGTNGTTGAAACCTATGCAGCCAACATGGCGGACGGCTCAGTTTTCCCTGCGGCCATCGTGTTCTTTGACGGCAAAGACTATTGGCTGGCAGACGGCTTTCACCGCTACCACGCCAACCGCAAGAACGGCAAGCANGGCATGGTGTGCAAGATCACCAACGGCACGCTGCGTGAGGCCATTCTGTACAGCTACGGCGCCAACGGCATGCACGGCNTGCAGATGTCCAACGAAGACAAGCGCCACATCGTCATGGACATGCTCAATGACTTTGAATGGAGCGAGTGGAGCGACCGAGAGATTGCCCGTCAGTGTCACGTAAGCCACACCTTTGTGACCAAGCTTCGCAATGCGTCTGGCAACGTTTCCACGCCCACGGTGAAGTACAAAAACAAAGAAGGCAAGGTGGTCGAGAAGGAGCGCGTTTCCAAGAAAAAGGCCGAGCCGCGTGTAAACGTTGCCACGGAGCCTGTCGCGCAGGTGACTGACAAGTCGGACGAAAAGGACGAAGCTATCCAGTTCCTGATTGAGGAAAACGAAAAGCTCAAGGATCAGTTGGCCAAGGCCACATCAGAAGATCCAGAGTTTGCCGCCACCCACATTCAGGAGTTGCGCGACGAGCTGAAGCAGGCGCAGATTGAGTTGAAGGCGGTGACAGCAAGCCGCAACACATACCAAGCTCAGTGCAATCAACTCATGAGTCAAGTAAAAATGCAAATGAAACAAATAAAAAAACTTGGAGGTTAATTAATGGATATTTCAGTTTACAAAATATTGAACAAAAAAACTGGGAAGTTTTACATTGGTTATAGCCAAGAAACAAGCAAAAGGTTTAAAAGCCATGTGAACATGTTGAAAAGAAAATGCCATCATTGCATTCATTTGCAAAGGGCTTGGGATATTGATGGTGAGGATGCTTTTGAATTTATTCGTCTAAAGATTTTTGAAAGAATTCAAGATGCAATTTTGGAGGAGCAGTCTCAATTTGATGCTTATTTTAAATCTGGTCTTATGTACAACAGTGTTGGCACAAATGATAAGACTGTCGCAATTAAGAAAGCTCATACAAGACNTGCTTTGCAAAAAAATAAAGAATCGAAAAGAAATTCTGAAGCATTTAAAGCTGCTGGCGCATTGAACAGGGCGAAGGCGTGGAATCCTGATTCTCAAAGAAAAAGAGTTGAAACCGCAAGAAGGAATGGAACTCTTGGCCAACATTCATGTGTTTCTGTAATTGCAAGAAATGAATTCAAAGGAGATGTAAAAATTTTTAAGTCGATTGCACAAGCCGCAAGAGAATTAAAACTAAGCTCGGGCAACATAAGTATGTGTTGCAATGGTTTTAGACATAGAGTTGGCGAGTATTTGTTTTCATACAACTTGCCAATCGCATAACAACGGGCGGTCATCCGCCCAGCCCAAGCCGGGGGTTAATCCGGTAGTGGAGAACATATGAAGTACCTATCTGTCTGTTCAGGCATTGAAGCCGCCTCGGTTGCATGGCAGCCGCTGGGATGGGAAGCCGTGGGTTTCTCAGAGATTGAAAAATTCCCCAGCGAAGTGCTGGCGCATCACTATCCAGACGTCCCCAACTTTGGCGACATGACGAAATACAAGGAGTGGAATCTTGACACAGTTAACCTTTTGGTCGGTGGAACACCTTGCCAATCATTTTCCGTTGCCGGACTCCGCAAAGGACTCGAAGACCCCCGAGGCAACCTCATGCTCACCTATTGCGGACTTCTTGATTGGTTTAGACCCCAGTGGTTCGTATGGGAAAACGTGCCGGGTGTCCTCAGTTCAAACGGTGGACGGGACTTTGGTTCCTTCCTCGGGGCGCTGGCTGAACTCGGGTATGGGTTCGCCTACCGAGTGCTTGACGCTCAATACTTCGGAGTGGCCCAGCGCCGCCGTCGTGTGTTTGTTGTCGGACATTTTGGAGACTGGAAACCTGCCGCAGAAGTTCTTTTTGAGTCCGAAAGCCTGCGCGGGGATTCTCCGCCGAGCCGAAAAGCGAGGCAAGAAACTTCCGTCTTTACTCCAGGCAGCATTGGAGGCTATCGCGAAGGGGCTGGAACACTCCGAGCAAGCGGAGGCGACCTTGGAGGTGGAAGCGAACACTTAGTCGCTCAACCCTACGAAATTGGCAATACGCTGACTGCTCGTATGCACAAAGGAATGAACAGTGATTGCAACGAAGGTCAAACACCAGTGTTGCAACCGACCTATGGCATACCTGGCAATTGGATTGGTCGCAAACCAGAGAATGGCGGCAATGCAGTTGAACCAATGAATGACATTGCACCATGCTTGACAAAGACGGATCGTCACGGAGTGGCGCAAGCGATCCCATTGGACTTACGCAACGCAGGCCGTGATCCTGAAAAACGCGACAAGATGAATCGACAAGGTCTTGGTGTTGGCGAAGAAGGTGACCCATCACATACGCTAACCACAGCTTGCGTGCATGGAGTCGCACAACCTATGGTCGTACATGGCACGCAAGACCCGTGCGTATCAGACATTGCATTTGCTCAAGGCAGAAACAACGGCGAAGAAAATGTTGTATTTGCACCAGCAGAAGTTGGTCCATCAATGGGTGCATCAGGTCCACCCTACAGCCGCACAGGCAATGAACGTGTAGAGGCTGATGCCTTGGCCATTCACAATATGGCTGTACGCAGGCTGACACCTATGGAGTGCGAACGCCTGCAAGGGTTCCCCGACAACTACACCGACATCAAACTCAAGGGCAAAGACACACCAGACGGTCCTCGATACAAAGCCCTGGGCAACTCAATGGCCGTTCCAGTGATGGCATGGATCGGGAAAAGAATAGCGGAGTACCAAGCATGTCATTGAAGCTACGTCCGTATCAGGACAAGATTTTGGACGCTTTGCGGCAGGGTTTCGCCAGCGGTAAGCGTTCTCAAATACTGTATTTGCCTACAGGAGGCGGGAAGACTGAGTGCGCCATTCACTTGCTGAATGCCACCAAACTCAAAGGCAACAAGTCGGCCATGCTGCTCGACCGCATTGTCCTTTGCGACCAAACCAGCCAACGCATGGAGCGGTACAAGATCGAGCACGGCGTCATGCAGTCAGGCCACTGGCGCTATCGCCCGTTCGAGCACATCCAAGTCTGCTCAGCCCAAACGCTGGAGAAGCGCGGATCATTCCCCGGCTTGAACCTGCTGATCGTGGATGAATGCCATGCCCAGAGGGCTCAGACCGTGGAGTTCATCAAAAACAACCCAGAGATCAAAGTAATTGGATTGACGGCTACACCGTTCACCAAGGGGCTTGGCAACGTTTACGAGGGCGTTGTTTCCGCAATCACCACCAAAGAGCTGGTCGACCAGAAGATGCTCGTGCCGCTGCGGGTGTTCATTGCCAAAGAGATCGACATGTCAGGCGCCAAGAAGGTGGCCGGCGAGTGGTCACAGGCAGAGACGTCCAAGCGCGGCATGCAGATCACGGGTGACGTGGTGGCCGAGTGGGTGAAGATGACGCACGAAGTCTTTGGCCGACCCCGCAAGACGATTGTCTTTTGCTCTGGCGTGGACCATGGCGCTGACTTGGCGCGCAAGTTTGCTGAGGCAGGTTTTAACTTCATTAGCCTGAGCTACCGCGACGACGACGATTTCAAGAAGGAGATCATCGAAGAGTTTTCCAAGCCCGACACAGAGATTCATGGCCTGATAGCCACCGACATATTGACCAAGGGTTTTGACGTCCCTGACGTGATGATTGGCGTGTCTGCGCGACCGTTCAGCAAGTCATTGTCCAGCCACATTCAACAGATGGGCAGGGTGATGCGCTCGAATCAGGACGACCCAGAAGGTAAGACTTTTGCATTATGGCTTGACCATTCAGGCAATTACTTAAGGTTTAGAGAAGAGTGGGAAGAGATCTACGAGCACGGCGTGACAGAGCTCGACGACGGCAAAGAAAAGCCCAAGAAAGAGCCCACAGAGAAGGAAAAGAAAGAAGCCAAGTGTCCGGTGTGCGAGGCATACATGCCACGGTACATGGATACCTGCGCCCACTGTGGCTACGTGCGGGAAAAGAAGAGCTTGGTGCAAGATGTGCCGGGCGAGATGACAGAGCTTCAAACCATGAGCCGCGAGAACAAGCAGGCATGGTGGTCACAGATTCAATGGTACGTGGAAAACACGGGCAAATCGCCGGGTTGGGCAGCGCATACATTTAAAGAAAAGTTTGGTGTGTGGCCGCGCAATCTGAGCGACAGATCTGAGATTCCAAGCGACGACGTTGCAAAGTTTATTGAGAAAAAGAAACGTGCGTTCATACGCAAAATGAAAAGAGGTGGATGATGACACAAGATGAAATTATTGAAATGGCTAGACAAGTTGGTATTCAAGATGCATATTCCAATTCTCCGCATAAGGGCGTTATAGCGCAACTTGAAGCCTTTGCCAAACTGGTAGCAAAACACACGCTGATGAACATTGACCCAAGCAAGTTCATGTCATGGCAAGAAGGGTTTGAAGCTGGCGCAACCAAAGAGCGTGAGGCGCGTCGAGCATACATTTACGAACTGGAGCGTGACTTAGAAGTGGCGCAAGACAAGATTAACGAGTATCTTGTTGCCGACTATCAAAGAGCAAGGGGACAAGCATGAATCTAATTGAAATATTTGAACTCGCTAGACAAGCTGGATTTTTTTATTCTGGCGGAAGTTATTTTGATTGCACAGGGCAACAAATCGCGGCCTTTTACAAACTGGTAGAGGAACGTGCAGCAACCAAAGAACGTGAGGCGTGTGCAAAAGTGTGTGAAGACTATGGTCGGGCTGAAGAAATTCAAGCAATAGGAAATGATTTTGCAGACGCAATCCGAGCAAGGGGACAAGCATGAACCATGAAGCATGGATTGCCGAGAAGGTGAATAGCGGCAAAGAGGCGACCATCAGTTTGTGTTTGCTTGAAAAATTAATGTACGAGCCTGCGATCAAGCACTGGATTGAGAGCACAGCCAAGAAGTTGGGCTGCAAAGCCACTATT